AATTGCCCCACTTAAAGCTACTATCACAAGTGCAAGTTATTCGGCTGGAACTTATACTTTTACAGCAAATAATAGTTTCTCTGCTGGGGATATAGTTAATATTACTGGGTGTTCTCCTAATAACTTTAATCTTTCTAAAGCAACCATTACAACTGCAAATGCTTCAAGTTTCACTGTTAATTTAACACAAGATTCAGGTTCCCCAACTTCTACAACTGCTGGAGGTACAGCTACTAGAGAAGACACTAAGTATAAAATTAATGATGGCACAGTCATTTATCCACCAAAAGATATATCTGGCTTTACTAATTACTACATAACAGTTCATATTGAAATTTCTTCTAAGGGAGTTAGGACAGAAAATGTAAATATTAAAAATATGGGATTTGCCTCACTGTCTTTTGATGAGGGTCAATTTTATTCTATCAATACTCCATCTACTGGAAAATTTTATCCAATAGTTAAAAATGAAGATCAGTATGTTTATAAGAGAAAGATTCCTCTAGTTATTGATACAGACTCTTCTCCATACCTGTACTTAGCTGGAGATTCTGGAATAGAAGTTTTGCCAGACATAGATGAAAATTTGCTAAAAGGAATTGCTGTTCCAATTAATGATTCATTAAAGTCTGATCAAGAAATTGTTGGATTACAAATGTTTTTGATGTATAACGAGTCTCAGCTATTTACTGAAACAAGAAAGCTTGGTAGGATATCTAGTCCCGACATTTCTTATGACTTAGTTATATCTCCTGAAAATGATGGGAAGAGAGCGTTCCTTACTATAATTAACTCAATTACTGGTACAGAATTTACTGCTACAAAATTCTTTTTAAACGGAAAGCTTGTTAGCAAGATAGTAATTGAGCCACTATCTTGGAACTATATAACCATATCTTTTGAAAAAGAGCCTAGATCAGAACACTATCCAATCTATTTAGATTCGGTTCTTGGAGAAATAGAAATATATTCTGGAGTTAAGGTAGATAATGTTGCAAGCTTTACAGAGCTAAATCCAATTAGGCAAGATTTGATTGTTTCTGATAGATGGAATTTAACTGATGATCAAAACTGGAGTTATTGGTCTGCATCTACAACTTGGACACAGGTATTGGATGAGCAGTCTCTAGAAGTTACCCTACTCTCTTTAGACGGAAAAGAAGTATTTGATACATATGTAGGACTTTCTTCTGGAATCGTTAATGATGATAGCAGGATTGATGTCACTCACGACTCTGTTGTAATAATAAATGACATAACTTGGGATGAATATTTGGTCTAAGCCATAATTTATGGTACAATAATGTCATGGATTATCTAGAAGGATTACAAAAACTACCAAACAAGCCAAAAGTAAGCTACGTTGAAAACGATGCTGAATACGGTTTATATGTTTGGAAAACAGAAACAGGCAGAGTATTTGGAGATGGAAATGGAAGTTTTATGAACATTCCAGCCAGAAAATATGATTTAACTGCTATTAACAGAATTACACAGGCTGCAGCACATTACGGAGCTGGTCCAGGCAAAGCTGTATTTATGCCAGGAGTAACAAGGATTACAGAAGAAGAGCATTCTGTTCAGATTGACAGAATGAAGCAGGGCTACATACCAAGTGAATTTGATACTGGTGCTTTTGCTGATGCTGCAAGGGGGCTAAAAAAGCATGGAAATGACTAATGAAGTTATTGCTAGAATTGATAATCTAGATAAGAATAAGCCATCTGCAAATAAAACAGATGACTTTATGGCTGAGGCAGATCTTGTAAAAAGTTTTGATGGCATAGATTCAAATTTTAAGCGTAGAATTACAAGAATGAACAAGGCTTACACTGGTCAAGATGGTGCAAAGTCTAAGCAGTTATTTCCAGAACAAGATGTAACTACAGCTTATGGTCTTTTTGATGTGGTTCTTCCACCTTATAATCTTGACGAGTTAGCATTCTTTTTTGATAACTCTTTTGCAAACCATGCTGCAATTAATGCAAAGGTTGCAAATACCGTTGGTCTTGGATATGGTTTTATAATGTCTGACATTGTTAAGGCAAGAATAGAAGAGATTGAAGATGTTAATCAAAGAGTTAGAGCACAAAGAAAAGTTGAAAGAGCAAAGTCTGAAATAAGCAATTGGCTTGAAGAACTAAATGATGAAGATACCTTTACCCATGTTCTTGAAAAAGCTATGACAGACTATGAAGCAACTGGTAATGGATACATTGAAATTGGAAGAAAGAATACTGGAGAGATTGGATATATTGGTCACATCCCTGCAACAACAGTTCGTGTAAGACGTATGCGTGACGGATATGTTCAGATTGTAAATCAAAGAGTAGTTTTCTTTAAAAACTTTCAAGACAAAAAAACAGTAAATCCAGTAACTACAGATCAAAGACCAAATGAACTTATTCATATTAAAAAGTACAGCCCTAAGAACACATACTATGGAGTTCCAGATGTTGTTTCTGCTGCAACCTCAGTAGTTGGAGATCAACTTGCTGCAAGATATAATATTGATTATTTTGAAAATAAAGCAGTGCCAAGATATATTGTTACACTAAAAGGTGCAAAGCTAAGTTCAGAAGCAGAAGACAAGTTATTTAGGTTTCTACAGTCTGGTCTTCGTGGACAAAACCATAGAACACTTTATATCCCACTTCCTGGAGATGGTCCAGACAACAAGGTTGAATTTAAAATGGAGCCAGTTGAAAATGGAATTCAAGAAGGATCATTTGATAAATATAGGACTTCAAATGTTCATGACATTCTTATGGCACATCAGGTTCCAATTTCAAAAGTTGGATCAGATCCTGGTAGCTCAATTGCATCCGCACTTGTTTCAGACAGAACATTTAAAGAACAGGTAGCAAGACCAGCCCAAAAGAATTTAGAAAAAACAATTAATAAGCTTATTAAAGAAAAGACAGACATTCTTTTATTAAAGTTTAATGAGCTAACATTGACTGATGAAAATACTCAAAGTCAAATTGATGAAAGATATCTAAGAGCACAAGTTGTTGTTCCAAATGATATTAGACCAAGACTTGGACTCCCAGTAGTTCCACAAGGAGACACTCCAGTAGTTATGACCCCTCAACAACGTGCAGAGCAAAATGCTCAAATGGCTGGAACAAGACAAAGGGATCAGCAAAGAACTGATCAAGCATCTGATTCAACTGCAACCACAACAGGAAGAAATCCTGGTGGCGAAGGAAGATCTGTAGTATAATATAACAATATTATAAACATATAAAAAATACATATATAATAGGAATAACATGACTAATTTAAGCAAGGCTTATTGGACATCAGATAACGATGATATCAAGTTATCAATGCCAATCGCTAAAGTAGATGTAGAGCGTAGAATCGTTTCTGGATTTGCTACGCTTGATAACATTGACAAGCAAGCAGACATTGTTCCTACTGATGTTAGCATAAAGGCTTTTGAAACATTTCGTGGTAACTTGAGAGAAATGCATCAAGCTATTGCAGTTGGCAAAGTTGTTAATTTTAGACAAGAAAAGTTTTTTGATAAGTCTACAGACAAACTTTATAATGGTGTTTATGTAGATGCATATATTTCTAAGGGTGCTCAGGATACTTGGGAAAAAGTTCTTGATGGCACTCTTTCAGGTTTTTCAATTGGTGGAGTAATCAAAGATTCAGAAAATAGTTGGGATGAAAATATTGACAAAACAATTAGAATCGTTAAAGACTATGAACTTCACGAACTATCTTTGGTAGACAATCCAGCAAATCAATTTGCAAATGTCGTGTCAATCCAGAAAGTTAACAAGGATGAACAAATAGATGGTATAATTGCAAAAGCAGATCTTGAAAATGTCTACTGGTGTGAGAATGACGGTATCGTCAGACTTTCAGAAGTTGATGATTCAAGTTGCCCATCATGTGAAGTCAGTATGAAAAATATTGGTTTTGTTGAGACAAAGGATACAGAAAAGGCTATGACAGTTAAATCAATTTTAAACAAGTTTATTGGTTCCACAGACCTTGCTAAATCTGAATATGTTTCCGAAACCCTAGAAACTTCAGGCGAAACGTCTGAATCAGCGATTGACAATAATGCGTCAATTGTTAAAAACAATATAGAGGAGGAGAACAACGTGTCAGAAGATAATACAGTAGTAGAAGAGACCGTTGAAGAAGTTGCAACTGAAGAAGTTGTTGCTGAAGCTCCTGCCGAAGAAACCGTAGAAAAGTCAGTTGACGCAGTTGACGCTGTTGAGGAAACAGTAGTTAAGTCTGCTGATCCAGAAGAAGCACCTGCAGAAGAAGTTGCAGAAGAAGAAGCTTCCGATGACGTTGAAGTTGAAAAGTCTGTTGTTGAAACAGATTCAGCTGATTCTGAGCTTGTAAAAGCTGTTGACGAAATTAAGGTTTCAGTAACAGAGGCAGTGAGTGAACTTGTTTCAACAATTAAGTCACTAAATGAAGAGATTGCAGACCTTAAAAAGGGTCACGCCACAGTAGCAGAAGAAGTTGCTGGAGTAAGAGGCAGTCTTGAAGAGTTTGGAAAGCGTGTGGATGGTCTAGAAGACGATACCGCTGTCCGTAAGTCTGGCGATCTTGGCGGGATCGTTCAGGGCAATACAATAAGAAAAGGGTCTATGTGGGGTGGACGTTTCCTAAATTCCGCTGACCTATATCATTAAGAGAAACTGGAGGTGAAATAAAAAATGACAGAAAATAATGAAATTTTAGAAAAAGCGGCTGCAGCTGGTACTATCGCATCTGGTGGTATTGGTGGAGTAAGCACTCCAGCAGCTGGAATTCTTGACAATACTAACCCAGTTGGTGATCTAGTGTCTGATGGCGGTATTTTGCAGCCTGAACAGTCACGTCAGTTTATTGAGTATATCTTTGAACAGCAGGTTCTAGCCCAAGATGGTCGTAGAGTCACAATGAGAGCTAACACAACTGAGCTTGAGAAAATGAATGTTGGAGAACGTGTAATTCGTGCAGCAGCCCAGGCTGATGCAACCTACACTAACGCTGATGTTCAGTTCACAAAGGTTACTCTTACAACCAAGAAGATTCGTCTTGATTGGGAAGTTTCGACTGAAGCTCTTGAAGATAATATCGAAGGTGCAGGTCTGGAGGATCACTTGGTCCGTACAATGACCCGTGCGTTTGCAAACGATCTTGAAGATCTAGCCATCAATGGTACAGGAACTGGTACAAACAACTTCCTGAACATCCTTGAAGGATTCGTATCAATCGAATCTGATGGTAATTCAGCAACTTACGGTACAGATATTGAAGACTTGCAGGGACTTGTTCTTGCAATGCCTCGTAAGTACCGTGGTTCCCGTTCAAACATG